TCCTTACTGTGATTTACGACAATTCGTCGTATAATCAAAAGTGGATAGCTACCGTCACCGGTAACCTTTATCATGTTAAGATGGGTAGTTCGGACTCACGTCCCCACTACCTAACTGGTACATGGAAAAGTTACTTGTTGACTAAGTCTTCAGGTGTTGTTAACAAATCCGGTGGTTCAACCTCCGGTTTGCGTATCAACTGCTGGACTAAGCCAACCAGTCTCGCTGGTATCTCGACAGAACTGGTACTATCTAGCATTGGAGAATTCGGAGATTCAGGCGTTCTGTCTGATCTCCTATCTCTTACCCGTCTGGATAGAGGGAATGCTCCATGGCTCGCTTGCAGTTATGCAGTCGAATCATTAAAGAACATTTCTTTTGAGGGTATGGAATTTGTACGCGACTCTTCGTCGATACAACTCCTTATTCCTCCTCTATCTGCCTTTACGAAGGCGGCTAAGCCGTCTTCCTGGGCTCAGATATTCTTGTGGCTTCATTATGGGCTTTTGCCATCGGCCGGTAGTGCTTTGGATTTAATCCTAAGTCTACGTGACCATGACTTTCCGTCCATTATGAGTATCGCAGAGCAATTTGCGAAACCTCAGACACGGTATGGTACCGTGTATGATAACACACAAGAAGTACGTGACATCAAAGTCATGTACAAGTGTAATGCGAAAGTAGCAGTTCACCCTATTGTTCAACCGCAGAATACGGTTGACGCGCTCTTTCTAGTTTGTAAGTCTTACAATCTAGTTGGATCGGCGGCGAATATATGGGAGTTACTCCCATATTCCTTCGTGGTCGACTGGTTTGTCAATGAGAATCAGTTTTGTAACTACGTTGACTACGTATGTTACCCGACTAATTACCACGTTGACCAGATCTTAATTTCACATAAGTGGAATTTTGAAATGCCAGCAGACACGTACTATCCTGGTGCGACCGGTTCGGTCACACTCGGTGCCTACGCGCGGGAAATTCATTACAAGTTTCCTTTGGAGCCTTTTGCCTTGAGGTTCAGGGACCCGTCCAACCATTGGCTGGAAGGGGCTATGTTACTGATAGCTAGGACTTGATCTTGGCTATCTTCACCATGTGTTGTTGTTACAACACCCTTGGGCTTTAAATCCAAGGTATCTAGGAGCCGCTATGCGTCTCCGAGGGAGGATAATTATGTCAAAATCATTGGGTTTCAGTTATTCTGATACCGCTTTCGGCTCTCCTGCAACGCTTAACTTTGTCCGTGCTAACACCAATTATGGTGCTGACTGGACTGAGAAGCAGAGGACAGCGAGTGAAACAGTAATCGTAAACGTTAACTCTTCAAATGACCGTCCTGAGAAAATCAGGATCGGTTATTCAGAAGTGAAAGACGTTTATGCGAATTCGGGTATTGATCCCGCGTATTACGCGCCCTCAAGAAGGGGAATTTCGCTTGTTTCACAGATTACAGAAGTAGGTAGGATTACTGAGAGCATCGACGGATCTTTTGTCGATGTTCCCATATCCGCTCACATTGTAATCAAAGCTCCAGCGCATGAATTAATCACTCCAGACGTTATTGAAACCGTCTTAAAGAGATTACTTTCTTCGCTGTACAATGACAACGTCACCACAACAGCTAGGCTTGCCGAGCTGATGAAAGGTGCCGTGACACCGCCAGAGGTTTAGTCAGTAACAACTACTGAACCTAGGGTTTTCCTCCCTAAACGAGGTATTATCATGGAAAAGAAAGAACTCCGTTCTCTCCTTACCGATCTAACACTGTTAGTCAGGTGTAAACACATGATGGGGGGAAAACCGGCTGAGAATTGTAACCAAATTTTGGTTTCTCAATTCTATGAAGCTTGGCTCCATCTCGCGAGTGACGTGTTATCTCAGAGTGGCCTAAATGACCTCTCTACAAGTCAAAGACTTCGGAACTTCACCGACGTCCTTGCATGTACAGATGTCATACAGGTCTTGACGATTTGTCAGGATGCTGCTTCCATCTTAATTGATGGTAGCGCGGATACCTATAGCTGCTTTAAAGACAGACTATTGGTCCTACATCCTGTAGCTATGTACTCTTTATCGGGATTGTTATCGCCGATATCGAAGCTACTGGTCGTATTCTTTGAATACGCAGACGTTAAAGCTGAGAACCTTCGACTTGTTCTCCAATTTCTTCGTTTTGGTAAGAAACTAAACTTTAAGGCCATTGGCCTTGAGGTTAAAGCTATTGCCTCTTACCTAGAAATAGAGAATAAGTTATCCACCATATCTTTTGATTCTGACCTACCCCTTATAAAGGGTATGAATCAGATCATGAGATGTTGGCTAACGGGACTGAGTCTTAAAAACCTAGTTCCGTGCCATGGTGGAGGGAGCGTGGCAGAGGGAAAATTAACGCTATACGAAAAGTATAAGGCGTTGAGAGCTGACGTGTTTTTACGCGTCGTTCTCCAGGAACAACTTCCTGAGTTTTTCCCCTGTGATTTCGAAATGAATCTCGTACGTGAATCACGCACAATTTTCGTTCCGAAGACGTTTTCGAAGCTGCGCACTATATCAATGGAACCTACCGCTGTTCAGTACTTCCAACAGGGAGTAATGAAGAGACTGTATGGTTACATTGACCACCATCCTTATTTAGGAAGGCGTGTGCAACTTCGAGACCAATCACAGAATCGTAATATGGCCAGACAAGGATCTATTGATGACTCTTTGAGCACCATAGATCTTAGTGCGGCAAGCGATACTGTGTCTTGGGCCCTTGTGAAGGGTGTATTCGCCGGCACACCACTTTTAAAGTGGTTGTACGCAACTCGGTCGAAAACGACTAAGCTGCCTACCGGAGACATAATAGCACTAAATAAGTTCGCTCCAATGGGTTCAGCATTATGCTTCCCAATAGAGTGTCTTATTTTTTGTGCTGTTATCGAATACACAACACAAAAGTGGTGTACCCTGCATAATCTAGCAAAGCTAGATTATACGGTGTATTGAGATGACTTAGTCATCCCG